ATGCCAGGACAACAAACGCCGCCGCCGCGATTGTATCCGCCGTAGACTGGGCGGATGCCGCCGCCGCCGCCGATGCCGCCGCCGCCGCCGTAGCTGCATCAGCTACGGCCTGAGCCTCCACCGCGTTTTCTACCGCGCCGCTAACCTGCGACGCCGCCCGCTGGATATTCTCAAAAGCTAGGATGGTGCGGTTGTCCTGCCCAAAGAACCGGCTTAGGGCTGCGCGGTCAATCTCATATTCGATCATACCGTCAAGGCCTCTAAATCGGCCTCAAGGCGGGAGAATGAAGCAATAGCCGTATTAGCACCCCGAAACCGCAGGCCCGCATAGGCGCGCACCATGATCTTTGGTCGCCATTGCATCCGCTTGCGGCTCTCGCCAGTCTTGCCCAGTGATATGGCCCGTTCCTGCCCCCAGGTGCGGCCATCTTGCGTGATGGATAAAAAGGCGGTCGGGTCGCTACCAAAGGGGCAGGCACCCGGTACGCCGAACAGTTCAAGCGCCTTGATCAGCACCCCTCGCCCATCGTTATAAATCAGTGCGGTGTCAAACTGCCAGCCCGCGACAATGCCAAAATGGGTCTGGACGCTTTCATCCATGTAACCCACCATGCCATCCAGTGAGCCGACAATCCATTGGCCATTGGTCAGGACGGCATGGCGCGGCGCATAGGCCTGATCCGCCATGATCCCAGAGGCGCGGATGTGCCAAACCGATTGCTCCGCCCTGCGCGACGCTTGGTGGCTATAAACGAGGGTCTTATCAGGCAGATGGACCAATAGGCGCTGTTCATTGGCATCGACAACAGCCTCAAGCTCTATGGTCGACAATTGGCCGTCGCTCAGTTCGCCAAGGATTCGGTCAATCTCTGGCGTAGAGATCGGCAAGGCTTGGCCTGGTCCCCCTAGATAGACGCTGGCCCTTTCATTGCGCGAGGCCCCGACGCAAGCGAAAGTGTCCAAAAAGTGCGCTTTGGCATAAGTGCCGATTGTGCCCTTTGGAATCAAGCCGCCATTGTTTCTTGCAAAGGGAAAGCCTGAACCGCCGACATTCTGAAAGTTCTCGGTCGTGGTCTGATTGATTGCATAGACCTCACCCCTAATCTTAATCAAGCTGACAATCTGGTCAGGGCTTTCCTCGGATGAGCCATATTTTAAGGGGTTGACCGCAAAGGGGTCGCTTAACTCTGTGACGACCAGATTCGTGCCGTCAGTCGTCATAAAATAGCCCGCGATCCAGATCACATCTAGGACGAGGCCTAGGTCAGGGTCTGTAACCTGCGCTAGGCTTGATCCATTCCAGTAGAAAAGCTTGCCGTTTGAGGCAATAGCCAGACGGTCAAAGCTGTAATCCATTGAAACCGGACCGCCATTGTCGCCGACCTCGCCAAGCACGGTCACGACCGATCCATCTATTCGGACCAGTTTGGACCCCATGACCCGGTAGCAAGCCCCATTCCAGTTGATAGCCCCGCGATCCCGGCCCGGCCCGGTGCTGATCAGGGTCACGCCGGGCGGACTGTGGAGATAGCCGTCTGATAAGCCGCTTTCGGCAATCACAGGCTCAAGATTGATTGGATAACTGGTTCGCAACCGGGCCGTTGCATCGGCCTTGATGCCAGACAGGGTGCTAATCCGCGTCATACCCCTGCCGCCCCATAACGGCGACTGCCCGCCCCTAGCGCGACCATTGATGGGATAGGACGACTTTGGATGACCGCGCTTGCAGCTCGCAGCGCATTGAGACCCTGCGCCAGCGCAATCCGGCTTTCGCTGCTCATGGTCTTGCCAATCGCGGGCATGATCCGCAGGGCCAAGGACAGGGCGACGATGTTTAAAGCCCAGTCTGGCAGATAGGAGGCGTCCCCTAGATCGCCGCCGCCCAGAACCAAGGGCCTGTTATAGCCCAGAACAATGTTGCAGCCTGGGCCGGCCCATTCGAGCATGAGCGCATCCAGACGGCGCAGGGCTGAGAATTGTTCCTCTGGCGTGGCGTCGAAGGCATAACCTGCTAGCCCGATTTCTTCAAACGCCATGGTGATGATGGTGCGCTTTGTTACCGTTGCGGGGACCGTGCTGCTTCCACTGTCAATCCGCAGGGTGATTTGGTCGGTCAGAACCTGCCCAAGGTCGGTCCTGACCGTATGGTTAAACACGGTGGTGGTCGCGTCTGTGCCGCCCGTGATCAGGGCTTGGACTGAGGTTGCGCCGTTATCGCCATCAAGAACCACGGATGATTTAACAACCGCCGTTCCGCTGGCAACCGTCAAAGTGTGGGATGCAATCTGGTCGCCGCCAAGCTCGGTGGCCCAGTCTATGACATAGGCGACGGTCTCAGTTGGTTTTTTTGGCGACCAGATGATCATGACAAGCGGCCCCTAGAACCCGTTGCCGGGCGTTACCAAAAGATTACCATCGGCTATGGATGCAATGGCGCTGATCCGCTTGGCCCCAAAGCCAACCGAGATCACGAACCGATGACCCGGAGGGACCGGAAAACCGCCCGGCGCAGCGGCAAGGCCCGCAACCGTGGCATTGACCCCGGCATCGGTATTGGATGGCAGGGTCGCGACACGCAAAAAGGCAATGGCCGTCGCCGATGAATTATACAGCATCAACTGGTCGCAGCCGTCTGGAATCGCCACAGGGGTCGATGCTGTGATTGCGTTGGGAATATAGAAGCTACTGGCTGGGCTGGGGCAAAAGGGCTTAAGCATCGCCAGCCACCTTGGCCTCTATGGCCTTTTCGATTTCCGTAACCAGCCCCTTGCGGGTCTTGCCCGACCGTTCAGCCGTCAGCAGGCCTGACAATTCTTCCGCAGTTAGTTCGGCTAAAAGCGGCGTTATCTCGGAAACCGACGCATCAAGAATGCTATCATAGGCACTGCCAAATGCGCTATCAGGATTAAGGGCCGCGACAGCCTCCGGGCCTGACAACCAACCGTCAAGGCGGGCATCGGCCTCTTGATCGCTATCCACGATCAGAAGGTCAAGCGGTAGACCCCACGCCTCAGGACAGGCCTTGGCCTTATCCTCAGATGGGCGATATAGCATGGTCTGGTCTGTCATTGGGTAATCCCTGAATCGTGAGAAAAAAGGGGAGAGCCGAAGCCCTCCCCGATTGCGTTCGGCTAGACCTAGGTCTGACCGAACAGGGTGATCCCCATCATTTCGGGCTGGGCAGCAACCGTACCCCACAGCGCGTCAACCCGGTACTTGGTGGAGAGGTCGTTGATACCGCCTTGGCGGGTCATAACCAACTCAAAGCCCTGATCGGTCGCTCCGCGCATAACGGCCAAACCGCTGTCCGGAGCCGGTGCCAGACGGCCTGGCAGGATTTGGACAGCGTCGCCCTGCCAGAACGGGTTCACAGAGGCCGTGACCGTATTCAGGAAGGTGATCGCCGCGCCATTGGCAGGTGTTGCCGTGACGTTCTGATACATGGCCTCGGCATTGGTCGCGCCACCATTGCTGATAATGGGAGGCGTGATCTGCACCGTACCAGAGCCGCCAGCGCCGGTCAGGATTGCGGTGATACGGAAGGTCTTGAGTTGGCCCGTGTCCTGCTTAGTGATGTGGTGACACGCATTGACGCCTGCAATCGTGAAAGCATCGCCGACCTTGACCGTGCCGGAAGCCACACTAATGGTGATGGTCTGGAACCGGTTGTCCACGTTCAAGGAGCCGCGCCCCGCCGTTAGGGTAGCAGCAGCCGGAGTGTAAAACTGGTTGGCACCGTTCAAGGTTACGGTAACGCCAGCCGCCGCAGTCAGGCGATAAGCATAGTCCATCTTATACAGGTCGAAGCCTGCAATGTCTGGCACTATGGCCTTTTCATACGCCGTCAAAGCCGCAGCTGCGCTTGAGGTTTTCACCTTGGCAAGGTCTGCGGCCATGTTGTTGTAATCGCGCGGCGAGGCAAGGAATTTGCGGTCTTCGCGGGGAATGCCCTGTTCGGTGAACAATGCATCAGCCAACTGAATATCATCAAACCCAGTGGCTGCGACGTTGCGCTTATTGACCAGGGTGCCAAACAAGGAAGCCACCGTCATAAC